TTAGAGGGCAGACGGGGCGACTGTGGGGACGCTGAGGTCGTAGACGTCGAGCATGGACCCATCGCGGTGACCGCTGGCGAGCTGCTTGTCAGCCCTGGTACCAGGTGTGTCTGTGATACCGCGGCGCTTGAGGTCGTGCAGAGCGAAGCGCTGGTCAGGAGTGATGATGCCGGCTTTCAGTGCGGCAGTAATGAAGCGCTGCCATGCCGTGTCAAAGCTGGACTTGCGAAGTGCGCCCCCATGGGCGGCGACGATGATGTTGCGTTTCTCGGGTACGTTCGGCACGGCGGTGCTCTGCCGTGTCCAGACCAGGGCGCGATAGGCCTTGGCGCCTTCCCAGGCAGCGCGCAGACGCGGCGTCCAGTGAACAACGTTGTCACGGCTACCCTTGCGCCGGTTGGTGAGTACGCCCTCGGCCAGCTCGTTGGCATCTGTCAGGGTGACGACCTCGATACCGCGCAGGCGGCACAGGTAGGCAATCTCCATCACATAGCTGAGATAAGTAGGGCAGGCACCGGCCTGGCCGCGCTTCAGTTGCCCAAGCTCCCTGGCCCGCTCGATCAGGCGTTGCATGACCGCGGGAGAGGGCAGGCGGCGCTGTTTGCGCTCAATCGGCGCCTCGATGCCCTGGGCGGGGTTGTCGTCCAGGAACCCACGGTTACGGCCCCACTGCATGACGAGTCGCAAGTAGCGCAGGGCATGGGCTGCCTTTGATGGCGTGCCCTCGTCGGCAATGCTGTCGATGATCCGCTGGATCAGCGCAGGGGTGAATTTGCGAACGGCAAGGTCACCGAGGGGCTTGTTGAGCTTGGTGGGAATCTTGAGGAGGACGTCCCGGGAGTAAACGTAGTCGTCCTTGCTCTTGATGCTGAGCCGTTTGAACCTGGCGCTTTCATGGTACTGCTCGCACATGTAGCGGAGGCTGTCACGATCGATGCCGGCGCGCTCCTCCATGATTCGGTGCAGCTCCGACAGGTTGGCCAGCGGCGTTGCAATGTTCTGCCGGCGCTGCCGGCCGGCCTCGTCGCGATGGAGGGTGTACCAGGTACCTTTGCCGCGATGGTCATAGAAAACGGCCGCTGGAATAGCGGCCTGGTCGATGTGCGTGGGGATGTTCGGGTTGTGCTTTCGCTTCCTGGATTGCCTCATAGAATCTCGACGCCGTACTGCTCCTGGGGCGCCGGCCGTAGCCCGCCGGCCTGGTTGATAAGTTCCACGGTAGTCCAGGGGCCGGTGCGGCCCCTGAACAAGCGGATACCCTGGTCGTGCAGGGTCCGCTCCACGTCAGCGCGCCGGACGTAGCCGGTGATGCGTTTGAGATCCTCGAATGTGAGCACGCCGGTGGCTCCGCTCATGGCAAGGCCTCCAGTGTATCGCCGGCCGCTCCTACCCAACGCCGAGAATCACCGCGGCGGGCTTCTCGCCTATGCATGGGCAGTCTCCAGGAGCAGGACCCTGTCGGCCCTGGTCAGCATGGCCAAGGCGTTGCGAACAGCACGCCAATCGCTCGGCGTGCTGCAGGTATGGATGATAGGGCGCTCTGGTTTGGTGAAGCGCAGGTGTCCGCCGTTGGTTTGGACCACTTTCCAGCCGTTGCCCTGGGCGTACTTGAGCAACGGTAAGAGGTTCTTCGAGCGCCCACAACGACGGCCGCCCTGGAGGAGCAAGACGCGGCTCATGGCGCATTGCCCTCCCCGCAGTTCGGGCAGTCACCGTAAACCTGGCGCTCGCTCAGGAAGCGACCGCAGCCGCCGCAGCCGCCGCAGTTGACGGTGTAGCGGCGGATGCGTGGGTGTTTGACCTTGGGCAACTTGAGGCTCACTTCGCGCAGCGCTTTCTTGTGATCCATCACTGAGGCCGGTACCACGCGTCGGGAATGCTGGTCGATATACAGCTGTGGCCATGCTTGGTAGCCGCGAGCTACAAACCCCGCCGCGTGGGCAGAACTCCAGGTGCTGGCGTCACGTAGATTGGAGGTGCGGCCTCCAGTTAAACCCCGCCAGATCAAGTCATTACCGTCCCACTCGCGGTCATATGCCACGTAGATGCGACCCTCTGGAGAGGCCGCCTGCACGGCGGCCTCCTGGTCCAGGTACTGGTGATCCACACCGACCTGCGCGCGGCCGTCGATGTAGGCCTTTGGCCAAGGCAGGTCCGTTTCGCGGCACTCGTACTGCCGCACTGCTTTTTCCCTGGTGAAGAGTTCGGCCTCGTCCAGGTTGGAGGTGTAGCCGCCGCCGTTCCTCCAGAACATTGCGCGGCTGCCGACGGTTGATCGACTGTCCTGCAGATAGAAGAGATCAGACATGGCGGCGCCCTCCCAGGGCTTTTTTGGCAGCGATGTTGTCCATGTAGGTTGCCCACTCGGCACTCTTACGCTGCTGGCGGATGCGGCTGCAGTTCTGGTGCTTCCGGGTGGAGCGGGCCTTGCCGCAGATATCGCAGATGCTGGGCAGGTCCAGCCGTTTGCTGGCCATGGTTGGTCGGGTGCGCTCAGACATAGCTGGCCTCCTGCGCGGGCAGGCTCATGGCCATGGCCAGCGGACGGACCCACACCGGCATAGTGTTGAGGGTGAAGGTTTCGCCGATCTCGTTGAGCATCAAGGTACTGAGCATTACGTCGGCGATTGCCTTGCCGGCTGCGCGTGGTACTGCGTTGCCGATCCGTTCGCGCCAGGCGCTGTCGTTGTTGCCGTGGAGGGTGAACCGTTCGCCGATCAACTCCAGGGCGCCGGTTTCCTGGTTGGGTTGCCAGATGTCTTCGGGGTCGAACATGGATTGCAGGGCGGCCAGCTCCAGGGTGGTGAATGGCCGGTGCCAAGTATTGGAGGGGCTACGGATGACGCAAGTAAGCCGATCATTCAGGGCTGGCATGCGGGTATCCGCGACAGACCAGCGCCCATTGTCGTGCCTCGCTTTGGCTGCTACGGCGCCGGCCGAACCTGCCCAGTCCACCACGCCATAGTGCCCGCCGGTGAGATAGGAGTCGCCTTTCTGGCGGTTGAGGATGCGAGGATCGGCGACGGACTGCCATCCGCCCTGCACGCCCTTGCCGCCGGCAATGATGGTTCCGGCGTGACGGTCGAATGGCACTACCCGGAAGTTGCCAGAATGTCGATTCCAGTCCGGACGCGGGTCGGCGACGCTGAAAGTACCTTGTCCTGGGCTGCGCTGGCCGGTGACCACTCCGCAATGCCGTTCCCATGGGATCACGCCGAACTGAGCATACTCCGCCTGACTATTCGGGCGGGGGTCGGCCACCGAGTAGGCGCCGTTGGTGGGGCCGCTGCGGCCGGCGATGGTTCCGGTGCTATCCGCCCAGCCATGCACGCCCAGGTAACCAGCCTGATATTCCGGCACGATCAGGAAGTCGCGCAGGTACCCGTCCTCGATCGCGAAGCGATTCAGCGACCGCCAGTCTTTTCCAGGTTCCACCAGCGCGAGCCGCACCCAGGTTTTCCAGTGCAGGGCCGGTACCCGGTGCATCGGGCCAGCGAGATCGATATCGCCGGCGAGTGGCATGCGGCCGAGGACCTCGCCGACGCCGCGCAGACGGTGGATCTGTGGTTGGTACAGGAAGGCGCGGACCTTCTCGATGTGGCGTGCGACCAGCAGGAAGCGCTTGCGACTCTGTGCCAGGCCGGCGATTTCGCCGCAGTCATGCACAGTTTCGTGGACCGCATACCCGTAGTGAGCGAAGAGCTTGACGATCTGGTCCAGCAGGTGGCGACCGCGGGACGCCAGCCGGGGGACGTTCTCGAACACGATCAGGCTGACAGGGTTGTGCTGCCAGGCCTCCAGCATCAACCAGACGCAACGCAGGGTGAGCTCGTTGAGGGCTTGATACTTGGGGGTCAGGCTCATGGACTCCGGCAGCAACCCGCTGGCGCCTTTGCAGGGGCTTGAGATAAACACTGCGTCCGGGTCCTCGTTGCCGGCAGAGCGCCGGATATCGTCGACGGTGACCTCACGCCAACCGTGCGGCGGTTCGACGCCATGGAATGCTGTGTACTGCTCGCGGGTGAACAGGTCGTGCAGCGTACCCTTGGTGCCGGTCAGCTTCTCGAAGTCAGCCAGACCGGCCGGGTCGATGTCCACGCCACCGATACACCGCCAGTTGCCCAGCATGCTGGCAATGCTCAGCGTGCTGTCGTTGAAGCCTGCTGCGCCGGATCCCAGGCCACAGCAGAAACCGTAGTGCTTGTAGGTACGCTTGATCATGCCTTTTCCCCCAGCAACATGCGGGTAAGGGCATTTGGTCCACCTTCCGGCGAGAGTTTGTTCAGGGGCTGCATGCTGCGGCCATGGCGTGACTCGACGATGGCCGTCTGGCCCTCAATCGCTACAATTTTTCCTTCGCGGGCGCTGAGCTTGACGCTGCGAGCTGTCTGCTGTGCCACAACATAGGATACGGAGTCGCCGACCTTGAATGAGGCTGTGGTAGCCTGTTCGGTGCTGACTTCGGGGGTTTGTGCTTGCATGGTGCTTCTCCTTGGGGTTGGTATGGCCCTGCCGAGTTGCCGCTCGGCGGGGCCTTCTTCTTTCCGGCGTAGGTCGCGTCAGCTGATGCGGAGCTTCCTGCCATCCGAGATGACATAGAGGTTCACGTCGCGCAGCCGGTACTGGCCGCCAGGTCCGCCGGCGACGCAATACTCTCCGCCGTGGTCGTTCTGGACCCGAACTTGGAACGGGTACTCTCCCCGGCTCCTTGCCAAGCTCGCCTGATGTGCGTACTTGCTGGACTTTTTGATTTCCGCGTACAGCTGCTGACCTGCGGGTTGGACGCCGTGCGGGCCGTGGGCCAGCTCGAATCCTTCCCAGCGGGCCTGGGTAATCGGGTCGACGTAGCTGGTGTCTGCCTCGTTGCGAGCGGTCGGCCAGCTGTTGATGGCGGCCAGGTCCTCGAAGGCGAAAACCATATTCAGGTCAGTGAGTGCTCGGGTGTTCATGCGAGCTCTCCCAGCTTTGCCACGCGGGCGGCCTCGTACTCACGGGGCAGGATTTCCACCGCACCGCTGATCCAGCCGGATGACGCCTTGCCCGCCGCAATATTCGCCTCGTGTTCTATCTGTTCGATGCTGAATCCGAGGTGGAAGTACGCGACGCCCTGGTACTCGAACTTGATGCCCCCGCAGAGCAGCAAGTTGCCGGTGTTGATGGTGAGGCGCTCCCAGTAGTCGCAATTGCTCAGGCTTTCCGGGCAATGCTCTTTCCACTGCGCGCGCAGCCTCTCGTGCTCGGCGCGGATATCTGCGCGCTGCTCCTTGCTGAGCCCCTTCGGCAGAACTGCCTCATTCCGCAGGGTGCGAAACCCCCATTCATCAGGCCGACGCCAGTGAACGTCCAGCGCGCGGTCGGCGGACAGCTTCACGCCACCGGCGAAGTGCGAGTCGACGCTGCGCATGCGCGCAACTTTGCCGCCGAAGATTTCGCCCAGCTTGGCCAGTTGTTCATCCAACCGGTCCCTCGCTTGGTAGAACTCCTGGACGATGGCCACCACCTCGGGGGCCTCAGATTTGTAGTAGTAGCTCTGCATGGTGCTTCTCCTTGGGGTAGGGCCCAGGCGTTGCCGCGCCTGGGCGTGTTGGTCCGATCAGTACGGAACGAAATTGGAACAAACGCTGTACGTGACTTGATCCATGACCCTCTTGCGCTGCTCGCGGGTGAGGTCGATCAGCAGGCTGAGCACGTCCACAAGGGCCATCACTTGCCCACCGTTTTTGGCGGCGCGCGGGCTTAACTGATCGGAGTGCTGCTCCAGAAGTGCCTTGGTGTAAAAGGGGGCCTGCTGGTTGAAGGTCCAGAGCAACGCATCGGACTGTTGATCCACAGCACGTCCGAAAGCGCCAGCCTGTTTGGCAGAGAGCTGGTGCAGGTCTTCGGACTGTTGGGGCGCCTCCAGATAGTTCTGGGGGCCAGACAGGAAGACGCGCACAATCCGACTTTCCAGGGCTTCGCTGCACTGGAGCTGTTCGTTGCTGCAGATCGTTACCGCGCCTTTGAATTCGGCTCCCTCCATACCGCTTGCGCCGCCGTAATGGATGGCGGTGCCCTTCGAGTAGAGAGGCTTCAACTCGTCCCAGTCGAACCGGTCCTCATCCTCGTCCCGTGGTGGCAGGCGCGTTGCTTCATAGGCAACGACTCGAATTCCTGCATTGACAAGCAGCCTAAGGCGGGCGGCGCGTGAGGCATGTTCGGGCACGAACACTGGGGATGCCTCCTCTCCTAGCAGCTTCCACAGATAACTCAGTAGGAAGGTCTTACCGCTACCAGGCTCACCAGTGATATGCAGAAATGGGTAGCTCTGGTGCTCCGACCGGATCGGCTGCGCGAATCCTGCGCCGAGCCACCACGCCATGGCGATGACGCCCTGGGCACCAAACACGGTCCAGAAGTCGTCGAAACGGATGGCTGCTTTCAGTTCGTTTGTTTGCATGGTGCTTCTCCTTGGGTTGGCCCAGGCGTTGCCGCGCCTGGGCACTTGGGTCAGCGGGCCGCAATGGCCAGCAGGTTGGGGGTTAGGTAGCCGGCAGCGATCAGTACCACCAGCGTCAGGCCGCTGATGGCCAGCGTGGCTAGGGTTTCGCGCCGGCTGTCCTGGTGGAACTCGTCGTGGTCGTTGTCGCGTTGCATGGTGCTTCTCCTTGGGGTTGATGCCCGGGCGTTGCCGCGCCCTGGCGGGGTGTCACACCTGCTGAAACAGCCAGCAGCGGACGGTTTTGTTTGGGCTGAATGCGTCGGTTTTCCGCGCGGAGTTGATGGCCTTATTCGATTCCAGGAACTTGGGCGCCTTACTGGTCTTGAGCAGCCGCTTCAACTCGCTGATAGGGGGCACCTGCTGACGCTTGTTCGCTGCAGTCTCGACAAACTCGTTGAGGTTCACCGCGATGAAACCGGGTTTTCGGGAGTGGTTGAGGCTGCCGACGTCGCCGTCGCCCATACCGTCGAGGAACTCGAACAGGTCCCAGAACTCGCGCACGGTCGGGTGGTCGGCGTTGATGGCTTGCTGGCGTTCCTCGGCCATGTGGGCGATTTCGGCATGCACCAGGGCGGCGCGCTCGGCGCCGATCGGTACCACCAGGGCCAGCGCATCGACCAAGCTGCGCAGCTGAGCGTGGTTCTTGGCGATACGCACGGTGCGGATACCAGGGATAGCGAGCAGCTCCTGCTCGTATCCAGAGGTGCGTTCGTCCAATAGCTTCACGATCTCCGGCTCGCGCTGCATGGCCTTGATCAGGAAGCCGCTCAGGTTCTCGATGGGCATGCGCTCCAGCTGCTCGGCCAGGAGCTTGGTTTCCGGCGTCTGGTGCTCACGGGTAAGGTGGACGTGGCCAAGGCGTTGCAGGATCGGCTCGGAGGCATTGACCGGGTTGTTCTGCGCGATCAACAGGGCGGCCCGGAAAGGCGGCTCGCGTGTGTCGTTGCCGTTGTTCTTGACGCCGGTGGAGCGGACGCTGCGGCCGTTGTAGGCGGTCTTGAGCTCGTCCCAGTCGAAGTGCTTAACCGGCTGACCATCCTTCTGTTCACGCTCTGACTCGATCAGCACGACCGGCAGGTTTCCCACCTGGGCGAAGTTGCGCGCCCGGCTGGCCGGGGTCGCTTTGGAAGGGTCGAAGCCCTCGTACTCAGTGCGGCCCACCAGTTTCCACAGCAACTCCACCAGCGTGGTTTTACCTGAGCCAGCCTCGCCGACCAGCTCCAGGAACAGATAGGACTTCTGCAGCTGGCGGATCTGTTCAGCATGTAGCGCGCCCAGCCACCAGGTCAGCACGACCGTGCCGCGAACGCCAAAGCAGCGCCAGAACACGTCGAACCAGCCCTCGTTATAGCTGTTCAAGTCGGTATTGATCTGCAGCACAGGCGACTGGCTCTGCGACTTGATGCTCAGTGGGCCAACTTCGAAAAAGTCCTCCTCGTTGAGCTTGTAGACCTTGCCGTTGGCGATGGCGATATCGTTGAAGACATAGGCCCCGTGCTCGCGGCTGTAGCCGATCCAGTCAATGGTGTTGACGGTTTTCAGCCGGTCGAGCTGAGGTTCGAGCATTCGCTCCAACTGCATGGAGTTGCCGGTGTACATGGAGCCATTCGAGACGTGGAGCAGACGCTTCTTGAACTCAGGCATTGACGTCAGCTGCGGCGCGGTAAAAGTGCTCTTGATAGCTGGGCCGTCTGGACGCTCGATGCGGAAGTAGTACCAGGCCTCGTCGGTCACGTCGTTGCGCATGTAATACAGCGCCTGGAAGTAGCAACTGGCAATGCGGACCACGGCGCCGCACTGGCGTAGGGCTTTGTCGCGGCGCTGGCGGTCGCTGAGCAACTGGTCGTCGTGCTTATCCGAGCTTTCCAGCTCGCGAATGGTGCGGTCGTACTTCTCCAGGTCGAACTTGAACCAATACAGCTTGTTCTTGAATGAAAAGGAGAATTCGGCCTTTGGCTTCCAGTCGTACATGAGTAGGCCCTTCTCCTCGGCCGTATCGGCCAGCAGCAGGGCGCCCTCATGGCGGGCCTCGTCGAGGTCGTTCTGGATACGCTTGGCGCGTTCGTCGTCCCCTTCGATGAAGGTCCAACGTTGGTGCAGGTCGTTCCAATCCACCTTCCTGCCGCGCTGCGGAATCATGGCCGCCTCGCAGGTGAAGCCCAGCTCGGCGGCCTCCTTTGCATAGCGACGGACGTTAGCCCGGGCAACGGGCTCGTTGTCCAGCGCCCAGACCAGTTTTGGCAGGCGCTGGCCGGCTTCCTGGCGTAGCTTAATCAGCGCCTTGAGTGACTCGATTGGAAACGGTGCGCTCGACATCATCGACACGGCAGCAATGTCGTGGTGCAGCAGGGCGATGGCGTCGAAGATGCCCTCGTTAATCCACAGCTCGTCCACCTCCAGCAGGTCAACGCTTGGCGGGCACCACCAGACGCCCTTGTAGCTCTCGCCTGGCTTGAAGCGGGCCTTCTGCTTGCCGAACCGCTCGGGCCGGTCGATCAGGCGCTCCCAGTAACCACCCTTTTCCAGAGCGAAACGCACGGTAGCGCTGACGGCATTGTGGTCACGGCTCCAGTAGGTTTCCTGGCTGTACCAACCCTCGATCAACTCCAGGCGAAAGCCCCTGGCGAACTCCAGGTAGGCGCGAGCCGTGGCGGTGGGGTTCTCCACGGTAGAAGGGGCGGTCTTGCTCCATTCGTTGAACAGGTCGTCGTAGATGTCCTTGACGTGGACCCGGTGGCCGCACTTTTCCGGACGGCCACAGATCAGCATCCAAGGCGAGTCGTGGAAGGTGTAGAGGGTCTTCTTGCCGCAACTGTGCGCAGGGCACTTGCCCTTGCGCATGTAATTGGTGCCGGTCATGTGCTTGAGCTCGTAGTCGCGCTCAAGGCGTTTGAGCACCTCGACCCTGATTTTCTCTTTCATTTGCATAGCGGTGCGGGCCTTAGTGGTTGGCGTCGAGGGCGGCTTTCAGCGCGCCGATCGTGCGTTTGTGCCCGGCCAGTGCCGGGTGGTCGTCGAGGATTCGGTTGCTGCGCTGGAACTCCGGCACCTGCCGGTAACGGTCGTCGTACCAGTGCTCAGTCATGCCGCGGCGCAGCTCGCAGCGCAGGCTGGTGAGCAGGGCTTCTGCCACGGGCTTGGGCATGTCCAGCTGGATGGCAATGGCTTCTGGCATGACGACAACCTCGAATCGCGGATATAGCTTCCCCAACCCCACGAGAGTGGGCCTGGGCGTTTGTGGTTATTGGGTGGCCAGGTAGGCCTGGAATCGATGCGGCAGGATGCGCAGAGGGATCGGGACGCGATCACCGGACAGCACGTCCACCAGGTGGACTATGCCGCCGCCGGCGGCCCCGGCCGGATCGGCCTCCAGACGGAACAACCGGGAGGCCTTGCCCTCGGTCATTTGTCCCATGGCGAGGTGGACCAGATCGGCCGCCATGAAGGCAGGCACCTCAAGGGTGTTTACCAGGTGGTTGGTGGCACGCTCGAACAGGTCGCCCTGGTCGCCCAGGTGCTCGGCCTGGTGGCGCAGCAGAAAACCCAAGGCCGCCAGCTGCATGCTGTAGCGGTAATCCTTTTCGCTGGTAAGTGGCATGGCGGTGTTCATGCGGTGGCCTCCACGGCATCGAGTAGGTCGAGCTGGTTGGTTTTCTGGCGGCTGTCGCGCAGCGCTTGCATGCGCTGAACAGAAGGGGCAATTGGCAGCACCATGCGGGGGCGGTCGATGCCGGACGGGCTCAAGGCGTAGTCCCAGGACAGCGAGCCGGTATAGGTGGCGCCGCACAAGATGTTCATGCACTGGCCGTACATGGTCTTGAAGTTCGGAGTCTGCGCTTCGCTGTTGCGGATCCGCATACGGCTACCGCAGGCCGGGCACAGGCACTTGTAGCCTCCGTTGCTGGGTGTGCTCATGGCCGGGACTTCCTGTGCAGTGTGATGACGGCGCCTACCTCGGCATGGAGAGCGGCAATATGGGCACGGTGGGCGGCGACGATCTCGGCCAGCTCGCCCTCGTCGATGTTGCCGTTGGCCAGTGCCTTGGCAATCACCTGGGCGACGCGGCCCTCTTTCAGGTCTGCGTCCAGGGCCATGCGGTACAACTCGACGTTGTCCAGCTCGGCCTGTCCGGGCATGAGTACGAATACGCCGCCGTAGAGGCTGCAGACGAAGTCGGGCAGAAAGGTTGTGCCGGCGTCGTGCTCGAGCACGTGCAGCTGTTCGTCGGTGAGCGGCCGGTGTCCGGCGTTTTCGTATGCGTGGTTATCAAACTTCTTGAGCGGGTATCCCAGGCGGGCGGCTGCACACTCCCGGCCGCCCGGGTAGGCATTGATCACTTCCAGAACTACCTGCCGGCGTGTTTCAAGAATTGAGCGCGTCATGTTCTCGTTTCCTCCTTGAGCCGGCGGCACTACTGTGCAACCACGCCTTCTTTAATTCCGAGCAGGACAGCTGCTCGGTGTGATTCGCCGCGCAGGCACTTCTTCTGCCCGTTGAGAACGGCATAAACGGTGGAGGGATTGAGATTGTTCTTCCCTGCCCAGTCCTTAACGGAAATGCCAACGGCAGCGAGGCGCGCTCGTGCGTCATGGCGTGCTTGCTCTGTCGGGTAGGCGTTCGGCATAGTCTCGTTTCGTGTGATTTCGTGTGAAGATTGGGGAAGATTATTCAACGATTGTTGAATCGTCAACACCTTAAGGGGTCGTTTTGTTGAAAATTGGCGAAAGGCTGAAGGAAGAGCGTGTCCGCCTCGGTTTCAACCAGGCGGAATTTGCTGCTTTTGCTGGGGTAGCCAAAACGTCTCAGTTCAACTACGAAAAAGGTGAACGGAGTCCTGATACGGCCTATTTGGCCGCTGTAGCTGAGAAGGGCGTTGATGTTCTTTACGTAGTGTCCGGGGAGCGAAGGCTGACAGCAGCCGACAGCATCACTGAGGATGAAATGTGCTTGCTTGAGTATTACCGCCTCATGGCACATGACGACCGCCAGTCACTGATCCGGATGGCCTATGCACTTGCCAAGGCTGCAGGACCGGCATAGCAACAACTCACAAAGGGGCTAGGTATTGCCCCATTCGCTCATAGGGATATGACCCATGCTGAAACAAACTCTGGCTGTTGCTGTTTCTCTTAGTATCTGGGGAGCAGTCGCTATCGCTGACGTGCGCCAAATCGACGAAGCTGCGACGGTAAAAGCCATCGGCTCGCCTGTGATCAAAAAGACCCAGGAAGAGGATTCCCCGGGCTGTAATGCCTCGCGATACAAGTTCGGTGACAAGACCTTTGATATGCAGCTTGAGTTTAAATGCAACCGTATCAATGTCGGCTGGACTATCGCGACCGAGCCTGAGTATCAGGAAAAAAGTAAGCAGGCATCGGCGCTTGCACAGCGGGCCGTTGCAGTTCTGACCGGAGGTAATGGGGTCGAAGTCGAAAGGGTTGTGGCCGGGGCTGTTTACGACGGTCGTACCTTTTCAAACGGCCTCTCCGTCAATGGTTCATGCCAGATGAACTCTTGCTTGTTGACCTTCAAATAGAGCTGTCGCCCCGATTGCCCCTGCGTCAATTTGTAATTGATCTGGGTTGTGGCACGCCTTAAGCAACAGAAAATTGATTATTCCCCGGGAAGGCTGGGCGGTGCCGTGTTGGCACCGGGCCCCCGTTGCGTGTGAATGGAGTAATCGCATGTTGGAAAACAGCAGTGTCCCGGATAATCAAGTACCACAAGTTGTTGAACCGCTCATGCTTAATGAGCGGGAACTGATAATGCTGACGAGGTTCAGGAGGATCAGTTACCAACAACAGAAGGACATACTGCGAATGTTGGAGGCGTTCTTACAACTGCAAAATTAAGTAAGTCGAACCCCGGCCGAGCGTCGGGGTTTTATGTTTTCTGGGGTGCTTGCATTCGCTTCCACTCTCGATCCACGGCCCGCTTCGCACTGGCCTTACTTGCGTAGAGGTGGGTAAGCCGCCGCGGTGATGTCTGATCGCCGGCGGTGATTTTCTTCTGTGCCCCTGTCTTCTCCTCACGGTACCAGGCGACGATACCGGTGTAGTTCTCCTTGTGCTCGGCCAGTTGTTCGATGTCGTCACCGTCTGGCAGCTTCGACTCCAGGTCCAGGCTAGTGGTGAATGCCTCCGGCGTGAAGCTGTGCCGAATGTTGCCGCCGAGCCAGACAATGGCTGCGATCTCGGCCTTGATGCCGTACAGGCTATAGGTCTGGTCCGGGGTCAGATCTGGGCGCCCTTTCGCCAAGGTGTAGCTGAGGGTCGCGGTACCACGCTGTAGGCGCTTGAGCTCGGCGCGGGCGGCTCGAATGGCGCTGGACTGGTCGGCGTAAGTGTGGCGCAGCTCCTTGAGATTCTCGCCGCCGCCGGCAATGGCCTCTTTCTTCGCTGCGCTGTTGACCTCGTAGTAGTAAGCCTTGACGCCGGTGTAGGCGTCGCGGTCGGCCTGGAGAAAACGGTGCTGGTCGCCATCTGCGCGGGTGAGCACAACGTGCGGCAGTGTCAGGCCGCTGGCTGTCGTGCTCTTTCCAGTGTTCATGAATAGCAGCCGGCCGGCCTTGATGTTGGCGATTGCGTCATGCTCCTGGCCAAGGCGCGTGAGTAGGTTGGCGTCGCTCTCGTTGGCCTGGTCCAGGTGCAGCAGTTCGAGGGCGGCGAGCGCCGCACTGACCACTGGAGCGAGCCCGTGAGCGGAGGCGATGGCCCCAATCACGGTGCCGAGCGTGGTGCTGTGCCAGCTGCGTTCCCGCTTGACCTTGAGCCCTCCGCGCAGGTCTGCGCTACGGGCCCGGATACTGAGCGTGTCAGGGGCGCCGCTGTGCTCGGTTTCGTCCACTGTGAAACTGCCTTTATCGACCAGTCCGGTATCGCTCCAGCCGAGCCACAGGCGCACGCTGGCGCCCTTGGGCGGGATGGCCAGCAGGCCGTCGTGGTCGCTGAGATTGATGTCGAGCTGGTCCGCTTCCATGCCGCGGTTATCGGTGAGCTCGATGCTGACCAGGCGCTGCTCGATATCGAGGGTAATGTCGCGGCCGTTGACCACCACGCGGCAGATCGGCCGGGGATAGGCGGTGGCCTCGCGGTAGCGTTGGGCTGCACTGTTCAGCAGATCTCCTGCCTGTTCCAGCACGCTCATAGCACTCCCCTCAGGACGTTGCCCACTGTGCCAGTGAGGCTGCCGAGGAGGTCGACGCGGTCGTCGTCGATGCGGACCAGCTTGATGGTGAATTCAATGCGGCGTGCCGCACCGTCGCGAAAGAAAATGGTCCGCGTCTCGGATATGGACTCAATCACCCAGATTCCATAGAGCTTGCCGGTGCCCTCGATCAGGGGCCAGGCCTTGCCGGTGTCGGCCATCATGCGCAACGTATCGAGGCTGAGCGGGCTGCCGACCAGCCCGGGCAACAGCACGCCGGGTAGGGTGATGCTGTCGTCGCCGCGGCCCAGGTACTGGCGGGCAGGATTTGTGCCGATGCGCGAGGTGCTGCCGTGGCGCCAGTCTGTCTGGCGCTGGAACTCCTGGTAGGCCAGGGTCTCCAGGCTGAATACGAACATGCCGAGGGACATCATCATGACGGGTCAATCCTTGTCTTGCAGGGCCGAACGGACACGCGCGGACTTGCTGCGTTCGCGTTCGTCCAGGAGCTGGTTGAGCATTTGGCGCAGGCCGGCGGTATCGGTACCAGGCGTCGCCTGGATAGTGATTTGGTAGGTGTCGCCCTGCACGACCACACCACCGGAGCGGCCACTCGCTGGAGCCAGGGGCGCGCGGTTGTCCATTGCGATTGCTGGGCCGGTCATACCAGGGGGTACGGTGCCGGCGGTGAGCGTCTTGCTCATATCCACCACAGCACCCAGCTGGTTGTCCATTGCAGTTGCAGGGCCGGTCATGCCAAGGGTCACGGCGCCGGCGGCGACGAGCTTCTTGCCCATGTCCACCACTGCGGCCAGCGGGCCGCCCTGGTTGTTCGCCAGGCCCTGCTCAAGGCCGGCCATGGTGAAGCCGCCCAGCTCGGCGAATACGCGCGACGGTGAATGGATGCCGAGCTTCTCCTTGAACCAGCCCACGGTGCTATCGGCGGCGCCGGTAATGGCTCCCTTGACTGCAGTCAGGCCGTTGGTAATGCCCTGGACCATGCCCTGCATCAGCATGCTGCCGAAGTCCGTGAACTTGCCCGGTAACTCGACGCCGAAGTAGTTCATTACCGCGGCGAAGGCCCGATAGAACATGCCGATAGGGCTGAAATTGGCAATCAGGCCCAGGATGCCGGTGAGGCCGCCATTGAAGCCCGCCTTTATCTCGGCCCACAGACCCAGAAAGAACGCCTTCACGGGTTCCCAGTTCGTGTAGATCAGGTATGCCGCTGCAGCAATGGCGGTTACCACCAGGCCGATAGGGTTCATCAGGAGCGCTCGGCCGACCAACAGAATGGCCTTGCCTACCCAGAGTAGGGCAGCACCAACCCCCTTGAACGCTGCAGCAGCTCCCAGGCTCTTGATGCCAATTAGAGTTAGGGCGTAACGCACTATCGCAAACGGGCCGAGCATGCTCGCCAGCATGATGCCGATTGCTCCACCTACGGCGAGCAGTAGCGCCAGCCCGGCGGCAGTCTTGAAAATGGCAGCGGTGAGTCCAGGGTTTGCTTTCACCCACTCCTTGACGCTGACAGCGACATTGCCCAGGTCGTTAATCAGGTCCTTGAGCTCTGGCGCGATGGTAGCGCCGATCTCCGACATTGCGTTTGTCCAGCTGCCCTGTGCGGCCTCGATGGTGTTTGTGAGGGTTGCAAGTTGCTCGTTGACGCGGGTGCGCAGGTCGGCCTGGTCCTTCATTTTTGCCGCGACTTCGTCGTAACCGGCAATCCCCTTGTTCATCATCGTATTGAGAACTTGAAGAGTTTCGCTGTCGTCGCCGAATAGGTCCTTGATGACGCTGAGCCGATCCGAGGTATTGAGGGTCTTGAGCTTGTCGAGTTGGGCGAACAGATTGTCGATGCCGGCGAACTCGCCCCTGCCATCAGTGAAATCAAGCTTGAGGTTGATGCCCTTCACGGTCTTGAGGTCTGTCAGGACTTTGTCGATTTTGTCGGTGGCCATCGCGCCCTGGAACACCTTACGGAATGCGTTGCCTGCGGACTCACCAGCCATGCCGGTCTGGTCCATCATCACCAGCAGTGGGGCGAAGGTGTTCGCTGCGTCGAGGCCTTGCTTCTTGATGATGTCCATCACCGGGCTGATCTTGCTGAAGCCTTGGAGCATGTTGGTGTCGTCAACACCCAGATAGTAGGCCCGCTGGATTGTGTCCATCAGGGCCATCATGTCCTTCTCGGTGGTGCGCGTGGCGTCCTGCATCTTGGCTGCGAACTCGGCCGCATCCGCCACGGGCTTCTGCAGTTGCACGCCGAGATAGGCAGCTGCCTCGCCGGTGCCGCCCAGGATTGACTGGGCGCTGATGCCCTGCCGGCGCAGCATTGTCATCATGTCCTGGAAGTCAGCTGTTGTGCCTGGCAGCCGATCACCGAGACTGTTGGCCAGTTCAGTGATGCGCTGGAAGTCCGCAGCGACTTGCCCGTTCTTGTCCATCATCGCCACTTTGAGTTGCGTGGCGGCGTTCTCGGCCGGGGCGAAGGCATCGACGATACCCTGCAGTGGCTTTGCCATGGCGTAGCCCGAGGCAACACCTGCCGCACCACCGCCAGCCATCCCGCCTGCCACCTGTTGGGCTTTCTCGAACTGAGCCTTGGCCCCTGCAGCTTGCCGCGCCTGCCGGCTCAGTGCCTGCATGCGCTTGGTCTGTTCGCTGATGGTCTGGTTGGTCTGGTCGATGCGTTGGCGCAGATCGCGCTCTTGCTGGCTGAGGTTGCGGGTGCTGATGCCCGCGGCGCCGAGCTTGGTGCGCAGCCCCTGGAGCTGAACCTGCTGTTCCTGGTGTTGCTTCTTGAGAGCCGTGGCCTCACGGATCGCGGCCTTGAGATCGCGCGTCATTTGGCGAGTAGGCGCGCCTGTGCTGGCCATGTCCCTGCCCAGGGCCTTTACTCGATCTCGGGCGGCTTGTAGGGCTGTGTCGGTTTGTTCGCTGGCAGCGCGAAGGGTGCGCCAGCTGCTGATGTCGGCTTGCTGTGCTTGCAGCTGCTTGAGCTGGTCGCGGGAGTCCTTGAGGGCTCGGCCGAGGCCGATGCTGCCCTGGGTGATTGCGCGAATGGGGCGTGTGACACGGTCGATGGCCTGGAGAACAACTTCAAGTTTCAGGTCACGCCCCATTGCTTTTCTCCCAGCGTATTCTGGCCCGCTCGCGCCATTCGATCAGATCAGAAAGCGCCAGCGGGTCCATGTCCGCCGGCGTCCAGTGAAACACCATGGCCAGGTCAGCCATGGCGTCCTCTATGCAGCGAGGACAGCCTCCTTGGCCGACTTCTGCAGCAAAAAACCAGATACCGCGATGCCGCAGGCCATCAGGTCGGCAGGGTCCATGGTGCCGATCTCATGGTCAGTGAGGCTCGGGATGCTGATGCGTGGCAGAACCTTGCGCAGCGCGAGCACGTCCATTTGCACCAGGTCGACCAGCGTGACGCCCCGCAGCTCGCCGCTCATGGGTTTGCGCAGCGTGATGCTGTCGACGGTGCTGTCGCCGCGCTTGAGCGGCGTGTCGAGAATGACGATGGTGTTGTTCGGGTCCTGGGGCTTTTCGGTGGTGTCAGTAGTGGTCATGGGGTTGCTCCTTGGTGATGTGGTGCCCACCGGCCGGGTGACCGGGGGCGATGGGGTTAGATGCCAATCGCCTTGCGGTGCGCGGCCAGCAGGTCCTCGCCGTCAACGATGGAGATGAAGTTGAGCAGATCGATTTCGATCTCTACCCGACCGTCAACGGTGAGCTTGTAGTAGCTGAGGGCCGTGGTGATCTTGTGCTCGGTGTCCTCGCCCGGTTCAGCGTCGCCGAAGTCGATCTCTTCATGCCGGCCGCGGGTGACGATCTCCACCGCGCTAACTTCGCCGGTGTCGTCACGCTGCACTGAGCCAGCAAAGCGCAGCTGTACTGCGTCGACCTTGATTGCGCCGAACTGGCGCAAGGCGATCAGGTCCCAGCCGCCAAGGGTCCATTCGAGCTGCAGGCCGTCGTCGCTGTGGCCCAGGTCTCCCTTTACCGGGCCATCCATGCCCCCGCCTCGATAGGCCTCCAGCTTGCGCCCCAGAACGGGCAGGGTGACGGCCTTGGCTACGCCCAGGTAGCTATTGCCGTCGTTGAACAGGTTCAGGTGTTTGAGCTTTTTGGGCAGTGCCATTGTCGGGCTCTCCTATTGCGCAGCCGGGGCCGCGCGGGTGAATGGGTTAGGCAGCCACGCGGGCGGCGAAGTCGACCAAGAAACGGTCGGTGATGCGCTGGCGCAGCATGAGATTTTCGAGCGGCGGGACTGGGGTGTAGTCGTAGTCCAGGAGCAGCTTGCCGGCCTTGAGGGTGTCCTTGTCGTTGACCGCCTCGTCGTACCAGCACTCGCCGCCGATCAGGTAGCCCAGGCGTGTCAGCTCGCGGAACTTGGCGTTGATGCCCTCGACGATGTCGCGCACCAGGCTCGGGTGCATCGGCTTGTCGACGGCCCAGAAGTGCGCCTCGGCCATGGTGTCGGCCAGCACCTGGGCGGTGCGGGTGTAGTTCTCGAAGGCGAAGAGCGGGTCGGCTGAGCAGGTGCGTGAACCCCAGAAGCGGAACCCCTCGCGGCGGATCAGGGTGGTGACCTCGGCAGCGTTGAGCAAACCGGCATCGGTGGCTGGGTTCTGCAGGTCCCAGTAGATGTCCTTGGACAGGCCCGAAACGCCGTTAACTGGCACGTTGGACAGGGTCTTGTGCCAACCGATCTGCTCGTCGAGCTTTGCGCGCAGGCCCAGGGCGCGTGCCACGGCATTGGCCGGGGCGTTGGCATTGGTGACGGTGTCCCAGGAGACGAAATCAGGGTGAATGAGCATCAGCTCGCGGGCGCCGAAGTTCTCGCGGTAGGCGATAGCGTCGGAAACGGTCTCGCATTCCCAGCAGTTGGAGTAGGCAAAGGCGCGCAGCTTCTCGGCGATGCCGACCATCTCAGTGGTGACGGCCAGCGTATCCATCCCAGGCACACCCAGAATGCGCGGTTTGACGCCCAGCTGGGTCTCGGCTGCCAGGAGTGCCTTGAGGCCGGTATACGACCCGCCAGCGGTAACACCGCCGATAATCTTGCTGGTCTGGTCGGCCTGTTTGGCGGCTGCGTCGGCGCCTTCACCATCGGCCACGCGCACTACCACCGTCACAGGGCTGGCCTGGTCAGCGATGGCATCCAGGCTGCCGGCCAGCGTGCCGAGTTCGCCGGCCTTGCCGGACGCGGTGAGCACGTCGGTAAGCAACACCGGCTTGTTGAGAGGAAAGACCGCGGGGTCGGCATCGCTGGCGGTGCAGACCATGCCCACCACGGCGGTGGAAACAGTACGGATGGGGCGGGAGCCCTCGTTGATTTCGAGGACGCGGACGCCGTGATGGTAGTCGGTTGCCATGGGAAGGCTCCTGCGGGGCGAGTGGCAGATCAGTGAGCCTTGAGGATGACGCGCGCGCGCAAGCCAGCCGAGCGCTGGAGGGTGTAAGGAGCGGCGCTACAGGACGCCGAAACAAAAAACGCCCCGAAGGGCGTTATTGGATTTGCTCTGCCAGCCAAGGTGGTGCTTCCGGTCGGTGTTCGACCAGGGGAAACTCCCCGGACTCGGGCCAGTTACGAAGGGCGCGGCGGTACGCTTGAAGCTCGCTGTACTGTGCAGGTGTCAATGTAGTTTCCGAGCCATCCTCCAGCTCGTCGCGATGACGTGTCACAACAGCATCTGTTTGCGCAAGTTGCTGCGAACGCCAATAGCGTTCAAGCGCGACCAACCGCTCAACAGTATCGGTCTCAGGTGCCGGGACAATGACAACACGACCACTTTCAAAATTGAGCGACTCCCCAGGGGCGCGATCCATCGCCGCCGCAAAATCCTCTGGCGTACTGTCGACAACATCGCCCGGCACATCCGCTATTTCATAGCCGATATCATCAGGATAAAACTGAAGGTTACTAGGGCTAAATTTCATGCTTACCTCCCAATTGCAGACCAGCGGATAGAACAATCAACAGACCAACTAGCAGCGGCATAAAATCCGTTAACGGTCTCCCCCGTAGTTACGATAGATACTGTTGAAACACCGGCGCTATTGTGATTTGCGACAACGCCAAATAACTCGTTTGGAAATGGAATCGGAAAGGCGTTATAGATTGTCTTTGCAATCGAGTTACCAAATGCGCAGTGACTTGCATGACCACCAGCACCGCCATCGCCCCACATGCGAATTAAGCCATTTGCCATCCGCTCATAACCATTTCTCGCGACCAGAGATTTACCGCCTCCTCCAACGACTCTGTATGACCCACCACTAATAACGATAAACTCGCACGCACTGTCACGAAGCCTGAAAGAGCTAGAAGGCGCTTGCGCACCTACCCCTGTGAAAGTTGTATTAGGCGCAGTCAAGGTCAAAACAGAAGCCGGCCCTACAGCCTCAATAAAAAAACTCACCCCCAAAGGAAGTGTATTTGCGTCAGGCAGCGTATATGTCTGAGCCCCGCCAGAGCTGAAACCGATGTACTTGCCGACGTCTGTAACTGGAACGCTACCACTGGCCGCCTGATATTCGGCGAATCCGCTGTAACCGCCCTTTGAAAGTTGAACAAACTCAGCAGTTGCCAAGAGTGGAGTTTTATCAAATCGCGCAGGCGTCGGGGCTGTTGGAGCGCCCAAAAATGCAGGGGAGTTGATCGGCGCAAATCCTTGCGTCACGTTCTGGAACGTCAGGGTGGTGGTGCCCAGGACAATCGTGCCATCCGTAATCAACTGCCAGCGTGTGTCGGCCAGGGTGGCGCCCTGTTCAACGGCCACCAACATCGCCGACGTGACCTCGGAGTTCGAGTCAGCATCCGTAGTGCGCGCCCATGCGCCGGCAGCGGCGACGTACAAGCCGTTGTCTTTCGCGGCTGCCTGGTTTTTTACAAGTACCCGATCACCTGCTACCAGCGCGATGCCATCGACAGTCTGTAGACCCGCCAATGCGATGTTGGCCGTGGTCGCGGCGCGTACAGATTGCTTGCTGTCGAGCTTGTTGATTTCTTCCAGCACCTTGGCATCGACGTAGGCCCGGCTCGCCAATACGACACTGGGGTCGATTTTCAGCTCAATGTTTGCCGTGTTGCTGACAATCAGGTTCATCCTGATGACTTGGGTTTTGTTCGACCCTTGGCTCAGCAACGGCTTGTAGGTAGGCGGGCATTTTCCGACAGCGACGAGATCGCCGGCAGTGTCATAGAGGCCAGTCTCGCGAATCCACCAGGGACCGGCATCATCCGGGATGATCTGTTCGGCAATGATGATGTTCGCGTTGTTTGGATCGATCATCACCTGGTTCAACGGTGCTCGGCGGCGCTCGTTGATCAGTTGAGTTTGCTGCTCGGTGGGAATGGGGTCGGTGCCGTTGGCATCTCCAACCCCCATCTGGGCAAAGGTCCAGGGAATGCCAAGCGCGGTCGCGTTGGCCTGCTTGGCTTTGCCTACGGCAGTGAGAATGCAATAGAACTGGGTGTTTTGGTCTGTCATGGGTAGATGTCCATGGTTTCGATGTGTTGTTCACGGCCGCTTTGATAGAGGTAACCGCTGATCTCGATGTCGTTCTGCATGGGCGGGTAGATGTCGATTACTTCGCCTTCGCTCAGGCAAACGCCGACATGGACTTCACCAGTGACCTCCAGGCTGATAGCCAGGCCGGTCAGGTGCCGGGTAAGGGGCTTGGCATCGTCGATGAGCCAGGTCAGCTCCTGGTACATCTCCTCGGTAATACCGGTTTCCAGAATTCCGACCTTGAGCGCGAACGTTGCCCGCGGCCCGGGCGGCACTGTCTGCCACCACTCGACGACTTCAATCAGGTAGCCCAGCGGTTCAACGACACGACGCAGCGCGCCGATGGTGCCCTTGTGGGCGTGGATGAAGTAGGCGGATCGGATGGCGGCGCGCTTGGCACCTTCGGGCCAGGCGCTGGACCAGCGGTCGACAGAGAACGCCCAGGCGAGATAGGGCAACAGGTCGACTGGGCAGGTGTCTGGGTTCCACAGCTGGCGCAGCGGAATCGGCACGCGCTGGATCTGTGCCAGCGCTTCGGCGGCGAGGCGCTCCAACTGGGTGGCATTGGGCGGCAGCAGATGGGCGCTCATTACTCGGCCACCGTCACGCTGAAGTCGGTGCAGCAGGGCGCTTGCTGCAGAGTTGCAACGATGTCGGACCAGCCGGGCAGCTCAACGCGCTTGACGCCCTCAATGTGCAGGGCGGCGTCCAGGGCCGAGCGGTTGACCTCCATGCCCAGGCGACGACGCTTGTTGACCAGGGCGAGCCCACGGGCCTCGGCGGCGGCGCGGATTGGCTCGGCTTCCGGACCTGTGGTGTTGAGGTGAAGTACGGCAGTGACGGCGTAGTTCAGCACCTGGGCGCTCTGTACCGTGAGACGGTCGGCGACTGGACGGCGGTCCTCGTCGCCCAGGTATGCAGCGACGATACCCAGCAACTCGGCGCTGGCAGCGCCATCACCCAGTGCGCTCTGCACCGTGACTAAGGCCTCAGCCGGGGCGGGGCTTACCGCAGTGGCATCGGCTACCCGGCCGTCAGCGCTGCGAGCGTGGAAAATGTAGGAGTTGCGCGGGCCGGCAGTGCTGAGGCCTTCCATGGCCATTTGGGTGCGCTCGCGTAGCGCGTCGTCACTTTCCATCACAGCGGCTACCGGCGGCACGGCGTTTGGATTCGCCGGGACAATGGTCAGCCTCTGGACGTTGAAACGGGATGCGATCTGCTCCAGGTCGGCGACCTTGGCGAAGGGCAGCATGACGGCGAGGGCGGCCTCGTTGACGCGCTGGCGCCAGAGGGTTTCCCGGTAGGCATTCTCCTGAATCAGCTTGGTAAGCGGCTCGGACTCCAGCGCCAGGGTTGCGGCGACCTCGGCCTGCTGCTCCGCTGGCCAGAGGCTGATGGCGTATGCCTTACGTTCGGCGAGGATCTGCTCGTAGTCGATTTGCTCGACGACGTCTGGCGGCGGCAGCTGCGCCAGGTCGATAGGGGTAAATGTGCTGCTCATGCGAAGGCTCCCAGGCTGAGCGGCACGCGCAGGCTGAGCGGCTCATTGCTATCGGTAAGGGTGCCTTCCAGGTCGAGGATGGCCTGGCCGGCGACTTCGCCCAGGCTCAGCTGTACGCGGCTGAGACGGATACGCGGCTCCCAGCGCATCAGGGCCGTGGCGGTGGCGGCGTAGGCCTGCAGGCGGGTGGCACTGTTGAGCGGCCAGTCGACCAGGTCCACCAGCAGGCTGCCGTATTCGCGTCGCATCACACGGCTGCCGATGGGCGTTGTGAGCACGTCGGCAACGGACTGCGCCAAGTGCTTGCTGTCTGTGAGGGTGCGACCGTTGGTGGCGCTCATGCCGATCATGGTGTCGGCTCCTGCGAGATGCCGCCGCCAGTCATGACGCCCTTGGTCCTGTGCTTCTTGAGGCTGATGTCACCGGCGAGCACGTCGTCGGTGACGGTGATTTTGCCTGTGACGGTTTGGTTGCCGCGCTGGGTGTAGTCGCCGATATGGGTAATCGGTCCCTCGATGTTGATGCCGCCAGTGCTCTTGATGTCGGTAACACCGCCGTCCGGGAGGATGGCGCTCAGGCGGTGGGCGATGCTGTCGTACTCGATGACCGCGCCGTCGCGGTAGGTGCGGCGGTGTAGGCCCGCACGGTCGCCGTTTGCGGGGATCAGGTCGCTGAAAAGGCCAGTGATGACCAGGCCTTGAGCGAGGATGCCGGAGGGACTGAGGATTACAACCTGCTCACCCTTGGTGGGTGGGTCCCATTCGCGATCTTCACCGGCGCGCAGGGTTGTCCAGGGCAGCCAGGTGGTGGTGATGTTGCCGGACTTTACAAGTACGCGAGGCGGCCGCATCTGCACCTCTTCAATGGTTCCGAGGCGGATCAGGTTTTCCAGCAGGCGGGCAAGTTCGGCGATCTGGTTCATGCCGCTGATGCTGCCGCTCACGCGCGCGTGACGCACGGCGGTGGGCCTGTAGCGGCAGGCGTTACAGCAAACGGTCAGCGGGTGAGATGGTCGAGGAGGCGGTCGCGGATCAAATCTAGGTCGGCATCGGTGAGCCCGAGCAGTTCACGGCGTTCGTACTGCACGTCGGGGCTGCCTCGCCCGGGGCGGTCGCGGAGCCCGTACTGGTGGACTCGGGCGATACGGGCGGTGCGTTCCAGGAACGCGATTCCGATGCTGTCCGAAGTGCTCTGCAGCTTGAGGTGTTTGGCCTGGCGCAGCTTGGCGAACATCTGCCGCTTGATGCGCCCGGCCTTGCCGCGCAGCTGGCGGGGTTTGCGCTTGGCGTAGGCGCTGCCGTCCGGGTTGCGCTGGGTGGCAATGCGCTGCTGTTGGCTGCGGCGCAGGTCGCGGGCGATATCCTGGGTGAGCCGCCGGCGAGCAGTCGGCTCCAGCCGCGCAAGCAGGACGCCGGCCCAGTCTTCCAGGGCGTTGAGGTTGTCAGTCATAGCGCACCGGCTGCGGGCTTGCGATATCGCCGCCGGTCTGCTCGGTGCTGACCCACTCGGCCAGCAGGGAGTTGCCAGCGAACAGTTGCCAGTTCCCGGCCGGCAGGTATGGTTCTAGCTGCGGCTCGTCTGGATGGTCGACTTGCAGGGTGTTGTCAGGCTGCTTTTTGACGATCACGCGTTCGGTGAGCGGCAACTTTATGGACAGGTCGACCTTGCTGTTGTCCAGAATGTCCGCCTCGAAGGTGATGGCGGTCTTGCCCTTCTCCAGGTTGGCGAGCAGTTCGGCCTGATTGACCATCAGCCAGGCCAGCAGCGGGATGGCCACAGCATCTGGATGGCCGGCGTAGTCGGTGAGGATCATGTGACAGGTGTAGGCGTACTCGAAGGACAGGCCGTGCGCCGCGGTGCTGCGGATTGTCCCGTTGTCGATGAACACCAGCAGGCGGTCGGGGTTGTTCTTGAGCTCGGGCACGGCTGCAAGCATGCGAGTGCGCAGACTGTTGGGCTTGTTCATGGCTTGGGGGCCTTCTGCTGGCATTGATAGATCATGTCCACCTGAGCGGCGCACTCGGCCCAGGCGGCTTCTGTGGCGTCTTGGTCGGTGAGCAATTCGCCGTTATTTCCCGGCGCTGTCGCCTGCAGGCTGCAGGGCACCACGGCCGGACAACCAACGACCATAAGCGTCGGCGCCGGTGAGGGCGGGGCGCTCGCGCAACCGGCGAGCAGCATCAGGCAGCTGCTGATCAGCCCAAACGCGCAGTTCTGAATTCTCACGTTTCAACTCCTCGATCGTTCGTTCACGTTTCGCCAGGCCCTGGCGCAGCTGGTCCTGTTGCGCGCGCAGTTGGGCCTGGGCGTCGCGCTCATTGACCAAGGTCTGCAGCAGGGTGTCGGCATTGGCTTGGCTGCGGCTTGCATCGGCCCGGGCCGTTTGGGCGTCTTTCTGTGCCAGGCCTGTGTTCTTTTCCGCGTTGGCTACGCGGAGCTCCTGAACCCCGAGCAGCAGGCCGAGGACGCCAACCAGGGCGATGCCCAGCAGGATCTGGCGAATGGTGCTCATTGCAGGAACTCGCCAAGGATCATCAAACGGTACTGCTCGGGGGTATAGATCTCCCGAGACCCACTGAACCAGTTGTCGGCCTGCAGGCCGAAGAACCAGAAGTGCCGCTGAAAGTGCAGGTCATTGACTTCAATCAACTGCATCAGCAGGTCATTGTCCGGCGTGTCGACGCCCAGCTTTCGAACTCTTTGCGCGGTCGTAGCGTAGTAAGCGCCGTCGCGAAGCTCTGTTGAGGTAAGCCAGTCGAACTCGTCGTAAATCCAAACGGCCTCGGTCAGATCGATATCCTCAGGAGGGAGTTGACCGTCAGCGAGAACAATGACACCAGGCAGTTGCTGCTGCAGATGGGCACACCTAGCCATCGGCGTGACAAAAATTACAGTCTTACCCTCGCCTCGGAGCTGGCAGGCGAACTTGACCAGTCGGGTGGTCTTGCCAGTCTGGCGAGGCGAGATTTCGAGGTAGGCAATTTTTGTGCTCATGCGCGGTACCAGCCGAGCTTGTTCATTGCGCCAACGTCGAGCTGCTCGACAGGTCCGCGAATGATGATCACCTGACAACACGGCTTCACGAACTGCAGGGCCTCGAACAGCAGGCGCATTCCCTCCTGCTCGGTGTTTTCGGGAACCACCAGCAGGTCACCGTCCTGAACATTCAGCTTGCGCACGGCGTCGAGATCGATCATGCCACCAGCTCCTGGCCACAACCGCAGGCCGCGTGCCGTTCATAGGCACGTTCAAGTTTCACGTCGTAGAGATTCCGGGCGTATGCCGGGCCGTTGTAGAGCCTGGCGAAGGCGGCCCACTTCTTGGCCTTGAGGGCCTTGTGTAGGGCCGGATCGGCTTCAATGAAGCGGACGAAGGCCTCCAGATGCTCGGCTTCATCTTTGGCCATGCGGGTGAGGAAGTCGTCGAGACTGGCATAGCCAAGGCGCTGCCAGTGGTAGCCCATGACTTGGAACGCGCCCCAACTTGCGGACTCGGCACCGCTGATGGCGTCAAGCAGGCGAGCCTGGGCCAGGCGCTGGTGCTCGGCGGTGCCGCCGGCATAGCCGCCCGGACTTGGGTTGACCAGGTTGGGGTGCAGAGCGGCCAGTTGATCTGCATGGGCCTGCAGAGCGGCCGCATCGTCACTCTCATGGCGAGGCAGTGCCAGGCGCTGATACATGACGTGACGCTCGAATAGGATCTTGGGCTTGCCGTTGGCCAGGAAGCCCTCGCCGAGGCTTTCCACCTCGTTGACGGCCATCACCGCGGCGATCTCAACGCCCAGGCGCTTGGCTGCGTTTACCAGCGGAGCCTTGAGCAGCAGCTTGCTACAGTCGGCACCGGCCAGGGAAGCCTGGGTTTTCGCACCGGCTATGCCATCGTCGACCAGGCCGACCTTTTGCTGGTAGGCGCGGACGGCCTTCTCGGTTGCGTCGCCGTAGTCACCATCGACGGATAGCTTGGCGCCTTGCTGGTTGAGTTGCTTCTGCAGCAGGCGCACAGCCTGGCCGCGGTCGCCGTGACGGAGGGTTGCGCTCATAGCTGCTCTACCTTGCGGGTGAAGATCTTTTTCGCCGCGGCACGGGTACCCTCTACGCCAAGCAGGCCGATAACCCCGCCGAAAAATGGCGCTGTGGATGCTGGAATGCCGATCAATGACAAGCCATGGCTGGTGGCCAGCGCCAGGGCACCGCAAAGCGGCGCCTCGACTGCCATCCGGCGCAAGGTGCCCCCGCCGTACATGACCCGTAGGGCGGCAATGATCAGCGCCAGGAGGCCGGCGTACAGCGTCGGCCAGTTCTGTTCGAGCCAGGCGGCGAGCCAGGCCCAGGTGTCGGGACGGTCAGGCATGCGCTTCATTCCATTGTCCAGGGTTGGTGGGTTCAATCAGTCCCATAGGTTCACCACTTGGCGCTGTTCGGCTTGTGGTGCTGCATCCGGTAGGGTTACGCGGGTGCCATGGGGAAGGATCGGGCCGAGGTCGGCGAGGCCCGGGTTGGCCTCCAGCACTGCCTCGGTGACGCCAGCGGTGCGGCCGTAGTAGCTCCAGCAGATGCTGTCTACGGTGTCACCCTGGGCGGCGATAACGGCGGCCATCAGCTCGCTTCCTCGGGCTCGCTGAGCTGGTCCGGATAGACCCAGGCACCATCCGGCGAGACAAGTGCGCCGGGAGAGATCCCCGTTTCCACTTCGCGGCAAACCGCGTAACCAAGCGGGTGCATGATTTCGCGGTTAATGCGCTCCAGCAGTCCAAGTCGGGAGATCTCGTTCCAGTCGATGACCTTGATGTCTTTCATCAGAGCAGCTCCACGGTGGCATGACTGATGCCGAGCAGGGTCCGCAAGGCCTTACGGGCATCGCGGCGCAACTCGTCGCTATTGCTATGTTCTTCGCTGATCTTCTGCTCGCCGCTGTTGGTGGCGTCGAAGCCTCGATAGCGCTCGATCAGCTCAGCAATGGCGTTGCTATAGACGACACGACGGTAAAGGTGCAGCAGCTGGCTCTCGCCCTTGATCTGATCGGCCGGTACGTCGGCCAGCGCGGCGTGGCCCTCGGCCTCACGGGCAGCCCGGTAGCCGGCAAGCTCTCGGTTTGCTTCGATCATGGCGTTGACGGTGGCTACTTCGAGCCTGGCGTCGGTGACGCTGTCGTCGATACGCATAGCGGCGCGCAGCTTCTGGCCGTCGATTTCTGGCCAGAAGGCGGTGTTGCTGATCGGGTAGGCGGCGGTCGGAACGCCGCCGGCGACGAATCCGCTCATGCAGGCGCTCCCAGCCGATCAACTCGGCTAATTTCGCGCAGCAGTTCACCGCGGCTAAACAGGTGGCTATGCGCGTCGGCAATCCTGGTCAGCAGGGCATGAGCGTTTCGGTTTACCAGGGCAAGCTCGCGCGGGGTGGCCGGTAGGATGCCGTCCTTGCTGATGGGGCCGGTACAGACAGTGCGGTCGTAGGCCTCGGCCTCGCTCACATAGCGTTTAGCGGCCTGATGCAACTCTGTCTCTGCAGGTGTCTGCCGGAAGGCGCACAGGTACTGGTCTGCAAATTCGCTCATGTTCAGGCCTTGAATAAGTCGGCGGTGGTCGGGGCTTCACAGCAAGGCCAAGGAGTAAGCCTGTTGATCCGCCCCGAGCCGCCGGGGTTGCGGGGGAACGCTCGGTTAGCTGGCTGGGCCAGCGTGTTTCTTGAGGAGGCGCTCGGCGCGCTCCAGATCCTTCTTGCCGCCGCAGTTGTTGTTCAACTGGATGGCTCGCTTGAGCAGGTCGATACCGGCCTGGATCTCGCCGGGCTGGCCTGGCTCTTCTTCGGTGAGGTCTGCCAGGGTGGCGCGACCGAGAGCCAGCATCAGCTTGGCGCGGACCTCGTCCGGCATGTCCTGGTCTTCGGTGAGCAGAGCGGTGCGGGTGAGGATCTCCCGCGGGAAGCTGTCGCCAGCCTTCTGGGCGTTGAGCGCGGCCTCGGCCACTTCTTCCACCACCAGGCAACCGGTCGTGCGGGTGAAACGGTCGGGCGTCTTAAGACCGTGTTCCAGCACATAGGCGGCGATGTCGAGGCCGCCAGCGAAGTCTCCCGCGTCGAGGCGCCAGATCATGATGGTGACCAAGACGTCGTCCTGGGCACCCTGGCCAGCGGAGAGAACGCCCTCGACATATGGCACGTACTCGCCAAGCATCGAGGCCTTAACTACGGCCTTACGCTGGGTCGACTGGACCTGCTTGAGGCGGAACTGGTCTTGCTGGAGCTTGGCCAGCATCACCTCGTAGTGGGTGGCTCCCTCCATGAGAGCCAATGGGGCGACGGCTGCTGCCTCCGCGGCTGCGCGTTTGCGCAGCTGGGTACGTTGGGCAAGGGTCAGGGTCATGGCTTTAGACCTTCTCGATGTTCTCGACCAGGGCGGAGGCGCCGAAGTCTTCGATGACATAGGCCTCGTTGGAGGACTGGTAGTCGGCGACTTGGTCGTAGTCCGGCTCGTCGCGGATATTGCGGCGGCGCTTTCCGGTCTGTACGTAGATCGACAGGTTGTTCAGTGGGGTGATGAACACACCGCCTTCGATGAAGAACGGAGCGTCGTATTCGATAGGCAGACCGCCGAGGCGGGTCTTGACCATGATCTCGTCGGCGGCGTTGGCTTCCTGGTTGGACTCCGCGCCCTTTTCCACGGCCTTGAGCTGCTTTTCATGCAGCAGTGCCGGGTCGACGATGACGACCAGGTCTTTGCGCTTGCGATGCCATGGGGCCAGCAACTGGACGGCATCGAGCACCAGACCATCAAGGGTCTTGTAGTCGCCGGTAGGGCCCAGGGTAACTTTGCCGGCGACGGCGCCTTCATCGATCACACGATCAGGTGCACCGGTACGGATTTTCTGGAGCCAACCAATGTTCACGTCTTGGAGCATTGGGTAGAGGGCCAGGTCGGTGTCATCAGCGGCAGTGGTGCCGTTGAAACCGATCATGATGCGATCCAGTCCCTGCTGTTCGGAGATAGAGCTGGAAAGGAGGGTCTGGAATTCCGGGAACTTTGCCCAGGCGTCGAGCTTTGCGTAAGGGAAGGCGGTATCAAAGTTCGTCTTCTTGCAGGTATAGGCGTCCTTGGTCATCGCGCTGACATCACGCGGCTTGCGAGGTTTGCCCGGGCCGGTTTTGGTACGGCTCGCGGTCGGGCCATTCACACCCAAGAGGATGGCTTCACCTTCGGCCTCGTCGACCGGAATGATGTTGATCTTCTTGAGGAAGCCGGAAGATTCCTGGATCGCTTTTTCCAGCTTCTGGGCTGGGACTGGGGCGACAGTGAAAGTCTCTGCAGCCGATGCTACGTCATTGATTTTCGCCTGCTGGCCCAGATAGGCGTTAAAGGCGATGCGGGTTTCTTTTTGCATTGTGTTTCTCCGAACTGGTGGCTTGGTAGCGGCTGGAAATTAGTACTCGGCGAGGACCTGGCCGTTGCCGCCGGTAACCGGCGGGCGTGTCTTCTGGCTGTGGTCTTCGGTATCACCCAGGCGCTTGACCAGGTCGGCAAATTCGCCGGCCAGTTTTTCGTGGGCGGATTTCAGGGTGGCGAGCTGATTGCGCTCAGTGGCAAAGGATTCACCCTGCTCCTTGGCATGAGAGGCGAGGGCCTCGACCGCCGTGGTCAATTCGGAGAATTGGGCGTCATCCTTGACTGTTTTGTCCTTGCTCTTGCCGAGGATCTCCATCACGCGATTGAACAGGCCAATGGCCTTGTTCTCGGTATCAGCGATTTCCTCGAATTCGATGACCGCTTCTTCTGCTGCGGTAAATAGGTTGTCCTTGTCCTGCTTGCGGTTGGCCAGGGTGCCGTGCTTGGCGCTGAACTGCAGCGCCTCGGTACCCAAGCTGGCCGGGGTGTCAGTGATTGCCAGACCGACCAGGTACGCCTTGCCGGTGTCGGCGAAGCTCGGGTTGATCTCGACGGAGGTGTAGACCTTCTGCCCTTGTTTATTCAGGGCGAGCAGCGCTTCGTTCGGCTCCAACTGTGCGAACAAGGCGAGCTTCTTCTCGCCGTTGATCTCAACCGCTTCGGCCTTGCAGGCCAACACGTCGCCATAGGCGCCGAACTCGCCACCAGGCCATGACCATTTGATGTGTTCACAGTTGATACGAGCGCCGTAGGTGTCAGGGCTGTACTGGGCTGCCATTTGCTCGATCCAGGCGCGCTCGATGTTGCGGCCGTCAGTGGTGGCGCCTTCCACGGCGACACGGAACCACTTGGAGCGGAATTTTTTGGCAGGTGCGGTGTTTGCGGCCATGCGGGCTGTCCTCGATGCGGTGGCGGCGGTTGCCGTTGCGTTGAGGGCATGGTCGACAGTGGAGCGGGGCGCGGCAACGCGGTGAACTTGTAGCGCAGCGCGTTACAGGGGAAGGCGATAGGGACTCGCGCGCGCGAACGGCAGCATCGGCGCCATGAACGCTATCGTCGATTTGCCCACTGATCACCGCCGCCACGCCAAACACCTGTATTGGCAGGGCTACCGCGTGTGCGAGATTGCCGAGCTGATCGGCGAGAAGGAAAAGACCCTACACAGCTGGAAGGCCCGCGACGAGTGGGACCGGGCCAGCCCGCTGGAACGCATCCAGGCCGCCACCGAGGCCCGCCTGGTGCAACTGACCCTCAAGGATCCGAAGACCGGCGCGGACTTCAAGGAAATTGACCTGCTGGGCCGGCAGTTGGAGCGGCATGCACGCATTCAGCGCTTCCAGGACGGCGGTACCGAGTCTGAGCTCAACCCTGAGCTGTTGAAGCGCAACGCCGGGGAGAAGCGTAAACCCAAGCGCAACGACATCCCAGAGGAGATGGTCGAGAAGCTGGTCGAGGCGTTTCTCGATGGCTGTTTCGACTACCAGAAAGACTGGTACCGGGCTGGCAACCAACGCACGCGGGCCATCCTCAAGAGCCGGCAGATCGGTGCAACTTACTACTTTGCCCGCGAGGCACTGATCGACGCGCTGACCACTGGGCGAAACCAGATATTCCTGTCGGCCAGTAAGGCCCAGGCGCACATATTCAAGGCCTACATTCAGGCATTCGCCCGCGAGGTTGTCGGGGTGGACCTGACCGGCGACCCGATCATTCTGCCGAACGGCGCCGAGATGCACTTCCTCGGTACCAACGCCCGCACAGCCCAGGGCTACCACGGCAACTTCTACTTCGACGAATTCTTCTGGACCTTCAAGTTCAACGAGCTGAACAAAGTCGCGTCCGGTATGGCGATGCAGAAACAGTACCGCCGGACTTACTTCTCGACGCCCAGCTCGATGGCGCACGAAGCCTATACGTTCTGGACTGGCGAGCGCTTCAACAAGGGCAAGCCGTCGGCCAAGCACCTCAAACTGGACGTAAGCCACGACGCGCTGCAGCAGGGCATGCTGTGCGAGGACCGGATCTGGCGGCAGATCGTCACCATCTTGGACGCTGAGGACCGAGGCTGCGATCTGTTCGACATTGACGAACTGCGCATGGAGTACGACGCGGCCGCCTTCCAGAACCTGCTGATGTGCGAATTCGTTGACGATGGCGCCAGCATCTTCCCGCTCAACCTGCTGCAGCCGTGCATGGTGGACAGTTGGTCGGTATGGGAAGACTACAAGCCGTTTGCTCAACGACCGTTCGACAGCCGTCAGGTGTGGGTGGGCTATGACCCGGCCGAGTCGGGGGATTCCGCCGGCCTGATAGTGGTGGCTCCTCCACTGGTACCGGGTGGAAAGTTCCGGGTTCTAGAGCGGCATCAGTTCCGCGGGATGGACTTCACCGCTCAGGCCGAGACGATCCGCCAGGTAACGCTGCGCTATTGGGTCACCTATATCGGCATCGATGTTACCGGCATTGGCAGCGCGGTGGCCCAGTTGGTGCGCCCGTTCTTCCCCGCGTTGAAGACGTTCTCATACAACCCCGAGGTCAAGACTCGCCTGGTGATGAAGGCCTGGGATGTGGTCAGCAAGGGACGCCTGGAGTTCGATGCCGGCTGGACTGACTTGGCTCATGCGCTGATGGCCATCCGCAAGACCGTCACCCCTGGCGGACGGCAGTTCACCTACACCGCGGGGCGCAACGACAGCACCGGCCACGCTGACCTGGCGTGGGCGCTCTTTCACGCATTGCACAACGAGCCGCTGGAGGGCCAGACCGTGGCCAACACCGGCATCATGGAGATTTACTGATGAGCACACGGCGCAACCGCAACCAGGATGAAGCCAACTTGGCACAGGCGCGCGCGGGCGAGTTGCCGCCCCTGGGTGATGGCGGTCAGGCGATGGCCTTTACCTTCGGCGACCCAACGCCGGTACTTGATGGCCGAGAGATTCTTGATTACCTGGAGTGCTGGGCCAATGGGCGGTGGTATGTGCCGCCGGTATCGTTGGAGGGACTGGCGAAGTCGTCGAAGGCGGGCATCTACCTGCAGTCGGGTTTGATCTTCAAGCGCAACGCGCTGGCTCGCACGTTCATCCCGCACCGGCTGCTGAGCCGGCAGGCTTTCGAGCAGATCGTCATGGACTGTGGATGGTCGGGAAATCTCTACCTGGAGAAGCGCGACAACATGCTGCGCCAGGCCATCGGGCTACAGCCGTGCCTGGCCAAGTACATGCGCCGCGGTACCGACCTGGAGACCTACTACCAGGTTCGTGGAGGGAAGGACGAACATGAGTTCAAGCCCGGCAGCATCTGCCACCTGCGCGTGGCCGATATCAACCAGGAGATTTACGGGTTGCCGGAGTGGCTGCCAGCCCTACAGAGCGCGCTGCTCAATGAGAACGCCACGCTGTTCCGCCGCAAGTATTACCAGAACGGCAGCCATGCCGGTTTCATCATGTACATGACTGATGCCGCCCAGAACGAGGACTTCGTCACCGACCTGCGTTCAGCAATGAAGAACAGCAAGGGGCCGGGCAACTTCCGCAACCTGTTCATGTACGCCCCGGGCGGGAAGAAGGACGGCCTGCAGTTGATCCCGATCAGCGAGGTGGCGGCCAAGGATGACTTCGGTGCAATCAAGAACATCAGCCGCGACGACCAGCTGGCCATGCTGCGTATCCCGCCCCAACTGATGGGAGTGGTGCCGCAGAACGCCGGGGGCTTCGGCTCGATCCGCGATGCGGCCCAGGTGTGGGCAGTCAACGAACTGGAGCCGGAGCAGGCAAGGCTGTTGCAAATCAACGATTGGCTGGGGGAGGAGGTGGTGCGCTTCCTGCCGTATGAGATACCGGCGCAGGGGTGAAATCCCTGCGCAACAGTGGTGTGCGAGGTGTGCGTCAGGGTGATGGGGCATTAAGAATGGCAAAGGCTAGCGCTTTCTTTTTACTGCCGCCGTGCCTTTCGAGCAGTTGCTCCCAGGCCTTGGCCAGGTCGGGCTCAGTCTGTGGATTAATCAGCGCCTGGATTTGAATCTGGGCAGCGCGGTAGCGTGCGGTAGCGTCCTTCTGAGCCTTGCTCATGCTTTTACCAGCTCGCTTTCCCGGCCCAGCATGTCGATCATGTAGGCCATCCCTTGCTCATCACTCACAGCCACGCCGCGAAAGCCCAGAAGTTTGGCGGCGCGGGCAGTGAACAGTTGGATATCCCAACTGGCATCCGCTAGGTCCTCTGCGTCAATACTGCTTTCGAGGTCGTAGATGCTGATGGACTCCTCAATCAACGCCTCGGCGTCGTCTTCGCTCACGTCCAGGCGCTCCGCCAGCTCGGCGACCAGGGAGTTAAGTTTTTCGGCGTCGTCTTGGTAGAACAGGCGGCCGGCTTCAATGATGGCCTCATCGGCCACTTCAATTTTATATGTAGTGTGAGCGCCTGCCGCCATAACGTACTCACTGTCAGCGAAGAATAGGAACTCGCCGAACCGGCCTTGCCTGTCGATGCTAGTGATTTCTTCGGGGCTGGTGTGGAAGAGTTCCATAGTGTTCTCCTTGGGTGTGCGTGGATCATATCTATATCATATGATATATGCAACAGCCCATCTCTGACTGCCTTATCGCAAACGCTTCATGTCCTCGGGTCGTATGAGCTTTCGCAAGTCCTCGTTTGTTCTGTCCATGCTTCTGACTGACAGTTTCAGGCTCTCTATCTCCTTTCGCATCCTTGCTGCTTCACCGGCGCGCTCCCGCAGTCTTGCAAGGACTTCGTCGCGGTCGGCCTCGGCCTTGGCGTGCATATTCACAAGTTTGAAAATGTTCTGCCTGGCCTCGCGCAGGTGAGTGGTGAGCTCCTGGATTTCGTTCTCCAGCAACAGGCAGTGCTGCTTGCTGATTTCGAGAGGCGTGGGTATGCCCAGCCAGTCGTCGGTGTCTTCGGTGTCCAATGTACTGCCTCGCTCATTAGCTGTATGTGCATACAGTAATACCTGTTTGACCCAGCTGCGAAGTGAGGCGACGAGTTGCCATGGCTGGAGCGGTCACGCGCAAGGGCGGCACGGCGGTGGGAGTGACGTGCTACACGGGGGAGGGGCTGCGGTACTTTGACCCTGGCGCGCGCCGACTTCCCCCCGCCACGCCGGCGGGCTAA